ACTCGGTGTTAGATTTTCTAAATGTTTGTTTAGATTTGATAAAATTTTACGAATTTCTGAAGAAAAAGAAAGTTCTATAACTAAAATGGAATTTTGATCTTCATTCTTTCCTATATAGAATTTTTTCACCTGCTCAATGTGTCTAAACGGTTTACTCCAGCTAGGGGATAACAATGCCGTTTTAATTTCTTCAGAAAATTCTGGTATTTTTTCGCAATTTTCTTGTAAAATCTTAATCAACAGTTTGCTTTGATTTTCAGTAATGAATAAATTACTATTGATTGTAGATGCCATGCTCGTTAACACACGACTATCCTTAGTGCTAAGTTTGTCGCCAAAATTAGGAGAAGAAAAATTTATAATTTTTAGTAAAAGTTTGTCAACTGTCATATATCAATTGTATAACACTATTGTAAAAAAATCAACCATTTAGAAAAAAATAGGCCCTATAATATTTAAGGCCTATTTTAGATGAATTGAGCGAATTAGTTATACACTTGCATCTTCCATACCTGCAACACGCAATTTTACAATATTTGTAATTTGCCATTGTTTTTGATCAAGTGCCTTGATAACAGATAACCACTTGTTGCGGAGTAAAGCAAACTCGTTGATAATTTTTTCAAAGTCAACTACGTCTGCTTCCCCTTCAACATACCGATCACAATCTTTACTACTTAACGCACGTTGATAGTTTTCTAAATATTTACGAAAATGCTGGCTTTTGAGTCTACGTAATTCTATGTTAAGATATTCTAATATTGCCTCGATTTCTTGTAATTGACCAAACCTATGTTCAACAATGCCAGGCATTGATGCGCTGGCACGTTCAACATTCCCGCTTAGTTTACATTCTTTGCGAGCATCTGTAAGCTCGCTTTCAAAATATAATACAGCATCGGGAATATTAGAAATATCTCGACTAATATCAGTATACCATCCCATTAGAAATCCAATTCTCTGTAGTCTTCGTCTTCAGGTTCAGCGTCTTCGTCTTCGTTCAAGTAATAGGCAATGGCTTGATCGAGGATCTCATCAACGCCTGTAGCATTTTGTAATGTTCGATCGCTAACACCAAAATCTGCTAGCATATCGATGTATCGTTCTGCCACAGTTTCCAATTGCTTCTTATCGATGTACTCGACAAAGTTTAGCCATACATCACCGATTTGTGTTTCATTCAACATTCTCTTCTGTCTCCTCTGGAATGGTAGTTGTTGTCAAAGGTTTAATGTGATAATTTGCCATTATCATATCTAATTTATCATCTTTCCATTCTTTTCGGTACAATAAGGTTTCTTCGCCGGTAGTAGGATCAACATATTTTAAACGATTTCCTTGCTGTACAAGCAGACCTTGTTTTTCTAACATATCGACCATACCACTGTAGGGATTCATACCTGTTGCATATGGAATCTTAATTTGTACACTTTCAAAAGGCTTTGCATACCGAGTCTTCATAATCTTACAAGCCGCACGAATACCATTTACTTCGCTGGTCTTGTTACCATCTTCGTCTTCTTTCAATTTCAACTTCTTCATGGCAACAACAATACTAGATGCATAGACAAATCCTTGTCCGCCGCTGATCTTGTCATCGGGATCAAACATATCTTGGCTTGCGTATGTGTGGTTAGTACACACCATTCCGACATTGTAGGATCCAAACATATTAACACAATTACGCACTAGAGCTGTTAGTGCTTTAGGTTTACGACCCATGTCGCCCTTAAGATCTCCCGCTTCAAACTGATTGATATCGGTAGGGGTAAGTAACATACCCAATGAGTCTATGACAAATAAGACCTTAGGACGTTCTGCCATTGTTTTGTATTCTGTCATGAATTCGTGAATGGTTTTTGCCACATCATCGATCATAGCCATGTTTAATTTGAGTAGTTTATCTTCACTAGTATCTACACCTAGATCTTTTAACCACTTTTCATCCAACGCATTTTCTGTATCAACTAGAATAACATAGATACCTTGTTGTTGTGCATTACGCACTAAATTACCAGAGCAGATAAAACTTTTACCTGCGCCCGATTCTCCAGCAAACACAGTAACTTTACCTAGCGGAACACCTTTGTGAAAATCCCCACTAATTAGATAGTTAAGTGTATAGTTACCTGTACTAACCCAATCTGTAGGATCATTGAACCCTACACCAAGACCGTCGATACTTTTTGTCAAGGTCTTTCTAAATTTACTTAAATCAAAGGCTTTTGTAGCCATAAAAATCTCCTATTATTTTAATATTAAATCTGTGCCATACCAAGTGTTACCTATATTGCCTTTTAAGAATGTATTGAAACATAATGCAATACGAGTATCTTTTCTTGGATTTGGATTACTTCCGTGTAATAAATCGCTAGGCCATATAACAATCGATCCTGTGTCTACAGTGACAGGCCAGTTATCACTATTGTATATGTTAGCATGTTTTGTATTGTATGTAAATGGCCAAGTCTTGGTAAAATAATTTTTACTACCGAACGTCATTATACTTTTTGGCGAGCTTCTTAGATATAGACAACCGCTAAAAATACTATTTGGATGTGCATGCATTTGATGCGGTACACTGGGTTCATTACGGGTTAACCATGAATTTGTTATATAAAATTCATTATCAAAACCACAAATTTTTGTTGTATATTCTTGTAAATGGAATTCACATACCCTTCGAATATCTTTGTAAGTTGAATCGTTTAAAATAAATTGATTACTAGTTAATCCTGTACCATCAGTCCAATCAGGAAACTCCGTCCTGTCTAAAAATTTAGCCAACGTATGATCATCTACTCGAAAGTTAGTATCAGGCACATAGTACACTGGTGCTGAGAATAGCGGATAGATAGTAGGTTGCATATTATTCTTAGGCAAGATAACCCGGGCGTACAACTAGGTTGCAGAGGCCCTGGCCGTGTGCTTACTTTTGACGATTGCGAATCATTGCCAAGATGTCTTGGGCACGTGAATCGCCGCCAGAGGATTCTGCTGGTTCAGCTTTTGGTGCCGGAGCAGATTTAGCTACTGGAGCAAGTGCTTCATCTTCGTCGTCTGCTACAGGTGCAGATGCCTTAGGAGTGGCTTTTGGATCGCCGGTGTTCTGGCTCATGCCGGCTGGTTTGAAATATTGACCCCAACGATCCATATCATATGGTTCGCCGTCAACTGATGCTTCAAACATTTCTTTCATAACTTTCAATTCAACTTCGCCTGGCTTCTTAGGCAAGAAGTCTTGCAAATTAAATAAACTATACTGTTTGATAGCCGCTTGTTCGGCATCACTCAATGGACGCTCACGACGTGCCCAAGAACTTGTTGAGTAGTCAGCATAACCTCCCTTGCTACCTTTCTTCATACGATAGTCTAAGCCATGTACAAAGTCAGTTGGCAAATCTTCCAATTCTGGATCAACCAAAGCGGCACGAATGCTGGTAAAGATTTGAGGGCCGATAATAAAACGACGAATTGGATTTTCTGGCTGTTCGTCAGTCTTTTCACCTAGGCCGTCTTCTACAACAAAGCCTTGGAAAATGTATGAACGCTTTTTCCAGTATTTACGACCCATATCTTCTAAGCTAGGATCTTTAAACCATGCACGTACTTCTGCCAAGATTGGGCAAGTGTCGCCATACATTTCTACGCATGGTACTTGTACGGTGATGTTTTTGCTTTCTGATTCACCCTTGATGCCTGAGAACGGCAATTTGATCATTGCTCTCTCAACCCAGAAAAAGGTGTTGTCGGAGTTACCATCTGGTAAAAATCTAAGTGTAGATTCTCCGCCTTCTTTAAGATTCCAGAATGGATAAATTGATTTATCTCCACCTGAACGATTGTTGTCTGAACCTTTCGATTCTGCTGCCTTAAGTTTTGCTCTGATTTCTGCTAAAGATGCCATAATTGTTTCTCCTATTAATAGCCTTTGTTTTGCATTTCTGCGATTTTATTTGCCTATATTTGTTTTAGAACCTACTAAAACAAAAAGTGCATATATGTTATTATACGCACTTTTATTTATGTTTACAAGAGAAATTTTGTTCTAAATATGACTATTTGCTCAATTTGATGATCCTAGCCAATTCTTCATCATCTATATCGTTCTCGTCATCATCTGGCATAATTGTACTAGATTGATGAGCTAATGGTACATCGTCGTCATCGTCGTCATCGTCGTCATCGTCATACTCGTTATTGCCGGTATCGACGTCAGTTGCTTTGGCAGCAGCAATCGGTGCTGCCACTCCAGTTGCTATTCCGCCAATTCCTTGAGCAACTTTGCCGCCGCCTAATGTTTTGGCAAGACCTTTACCTGCAGCGGCCAGCGGCAAATCCACGACCAATCCTGCCAAATCTCCGCCGGTTACATGTGCTCCACCGATTAGTGGTACCCAATCTGGAATCTTAACATTGGCAGCATGTGGATCCATTTGATAAGCCTTGTTGCCTTTTTGATATTTAGATAATTCGTCTTTGTATTTTGTTCCGTGCACGAGGCTGTCCAATCCAGCTGCAGCTTTATCTGCAAAACCAAATGTCATCATATTAGCAGCATCTTGAATCCAAGCATTAGCATGGTCACCTAGATCCAGCTTAACTTTACCTTGTTTTAACAGTTCGAGATTATGCTGTGCCTGTTCAGGACTAAGATACGAGCCTTTGTAAATCTTAGCACTGGGATCTACAACAGTAAGCTCGTATAATGGTTGCGTGACTTCGTTAATTTTCATATTAACCGCGGGCTAATTGAATAATTCTCGCTAGTGCTTGATCTTCTGCATAACTAACACTTTCAGCTGTTGGCGCTTTTAAACCAATACCACCTGCCTTTGGAGTTAATGCATATGGTGAAGGAGCTGCAGCTGGTGTTGTTGCCGGTGCTGCAGCTGGTGTTGTTGCCGGTGTTGCAGCTGGTTTAGCAAATGTTGCATCTGTTCCAAATTCAGAACCTTGTGCTGTAACATTTGCAGGCGCGCCAGCTGGTGTTGCCGCAGGTGTTGCCGCTGGTGTTGCCGCAGGTGTTGCCGCAGGTGCGGGTGGAATAAATCCTGTTGGCTTTTGAAAATCGCCTTTACCAGTTGCCGCATTTTTAATAGTGTTCAATACACCTTTGTTTTGTGGTAAATTAGGATTGCTTCCAGGCATAACTTGTTTGCCGTCTGCGCCAACTACCATTGTGCTACCGTCTGGCCGAGTAATTGTTGTATTACCATCATCATCGCCCACTGCTGTCATACCAGGCGCAGGTGTAGCTGGTGCAGCTGGTGTTGTTGCCGGTGCTGCAGCTGGTGTTGTTGTTCCTGCAGGTGCTGCCGCTGTAGGTGTTGCTGATGTTGGAGCACTTGCTGGATTTGCTGCGCCAGCAGCTTTTGCCGCATCGACTGATGTAGCAGCTGCCGGAGTACCTGCTGGAGCCGCTGCAGGTTTAGTAGTAGCTGGAAAATCTTTTATGGCCTTTTGTGTTGCTGGCCCCATAATACCATCAGCTTTGATTTTTGCACCGCGAGCAATTAAATCCTGTTGTTGTTTCATAACAACTGGGTCTGGTTTAGCTGCAGGTTTTGCTGTTGCCGCAGGTGTCGCAGCCGTTCCGCCTTGCTGATATCCTTTTTGAGCACCTTGTACTGCACCGTTAACAGCACCAGAAATAGCGCCGCCTACTTTACTTGCACCAGACTTAATATCATCCCACACGCCTTCATTTTGTTGTGTTTCAATAATTTTTTCTTTTAAACGTGTTGCACGGTTAATTAATTCTTGTTCTGTAATTTTTTTCATGGTAGATCCTTATCTTAGTCCTGCAATCTTTAGCATGGCTGTTAATTCAGCACTTTCATTCATGCCCTTCATCATGTTGTTAACCATGTCTTGCGGGTTGCCGCCTAGTTGCGGAGCTTTCATGCCACCCGGCAACGATGGCAGTTGTCCAGGTGTTAATTTTTGTCCACCGGGCATCTGTCCAGGTACTACATTGTGCTGTTTAGTAAAAGCATCAAACTCAGCTTGTGTAGCAGGTTTGCCATTGACTGTGATAGAGTTGCCGCCGCCTTGTGGCATTGGAGGCATTTTTGGCATTGCAGGCATTTTCATACCTTTCATCATACCGCCCATGTTAGGCATTCCACCTTCTTCATCGCCGCCTACGGTCTGCATCAATTTGTTTAAATCTGCTTGCGGATGTTGTTGTTTAAACTGATCCAATATTTTGCCAAAGTCTTCTTCTTCAGTGCCTTCGTCTGTTTCTTGATTATGCATACCAGCTAGACGTTTGATATGTCCTAATTCATTATGTGCATCGCTGCTTGGATCCATTTTATCGATCATATGTAACACCTGTTGTAAATCTTGTTCTGAAGCATTTTCAAATTCACCATTCTTAAAATCTTTTACAATTTTGGTTTTAGCTCTAGTTCCGCCGATGGTAAAGTTTTTAGCTTCTTTATTCCAAAAACCACTAATGCTCTTTAACATTTGCTCTACACCAGATTCGTTTGCGCCAGCATCAAATCCAAAATCTTGAGGACTTAGCCCACACTCTTCAATACAATCATGCAATGTCATTTGCTTGTGGCCAAAGTCTAAAGTAGTGTCTAAGCCTGCACCAGATTTTTTAGCATTGTGAATAGCTTTAATTAATCCAGCATGTGCTAGATGTTTAGCTGTGCTATAACCCTGACCGTGTTTGCCAGCCTTAGCAATTGGATTCTTTCTCGGAGGATCCGGATCAAACGGAGGCTCTTCATCACTGCCTTCTGCAACAGGTGCTGGTTCTTCAGGAGCAGGAGTTGCTGCTGTAGCATCAGGTGCAGGTGCTGCCGCTGTAGCATCAGGTGCAGGAGGAGTTGTACCTGCTTCCGGTGGAACTTCTGCTCCACCAATTTCACCATTGCCTTGGAAATCCAACTGTGGAAGAATTCTAGCTAGATCTGGATTGTCCTTAGCCATATCCTGTAACTCTGACTGGATAACACTGCGTGCATCTAAATCAGGATCAATGTCTTTCATTTTTTCTAGAAATTCTGGATCATCAATTAGGCCTTTTAAGCTGTCAACAATATTAATACCCGATGGACCGCCTTTCAATTCTGTACTCATGATTTGATTAAATTTTTCAATCGCATCTTGTTGAGTTGTTTTATTAGGACTTAATAGTGTATCAGTACCATCTTGATTTTCTTCGTCTTCAACAATACTGTTGATAAAACTTTCAAACTGGTCTTCTGGATCAGGCACTGGATATTTTTTATAACGACTTTGGATATCATCCGATTTCTTACCTGGTTGTCCGTGGCCATCTTCGTAGTCAGTCTTAGTGTGCTTAATACCGTGCTTAGTCTTTTCAACCTTACCACCCTTGTGGGTAGTACCAGTTTCTTTATCGTCGTCAAATACTTCGCTTATTAAATCTTCTGGACTTAATTCTTTAACAGCGATATTTTCACCAACTAAACGGTAGATATATGGAAATGCTGTTTTTAATTCTTCGTTAAATGTGCGAATTGTTAAACGATCGATCCAATCATTTAAAATTTCTTCTGGAATGTCCTGTGATTCATTTGCTGTAAAACTTTCTGCAAACTGTTGATAATAAGTAGAACGCTGTAAATTCTGTACTTCTTTCTTTACTGATTCGATGCGCTCGTTAACACAACCGTTAATATCGTCCATGGCTTCTGACAATGTTGCATTGCGGCCAACATAGTTTTTAAATTTACGTAATTGTGCTAGTTCTTCACTTAGGCTAGTAATATGTTGACCAATACCATCATAAGGATTGCCGCCAGATTTTAAATGTTCTGCCAGTGCGCGAGCGCCATTAAGATGTTTGTAAGGATATTTAAAACGTTCGCCATCTGCATTTTCTACCCAAATGCCTTCAATATGCATTGTACGGCCGGCAGCTAATTCTGTATTGATAGGTTGGCTATGTTTAACAATTAACTTAGCTTCTCCTAAGTCTTGGTAACTCATACGAGCTGTCCCATACATTTTACTTTCCATAATCGGTTCCATCTGTTCTTCCTTGGGTTTTGCTTGAAATGCGTAATCGCGTTTATCCAACTCGCTCTTGCCTATGTTTTGTACATCAAATTTTAGTAGTCTATTTTTGGCAAATTGTCTAAAGCTACGAATAAATCTAAATGCGCCATGATGTTGGCTGTCAGCTAGTTCTCCGCTGAGTTGCATAACAACACCGTCATCTTCGTCCAATGTTATTGCAATAGTACCTAGTGATTCGCCATTATCTTTGTATTCAAATTCAAAGAAACGAGCCTTAGGAATATCAGTTTTTTTACTGAGTACTTTTGCTTCTTCATCACCGATTTTAATGTCAGGAAAACGTGTTTGTATTTTTCCGTACAGATCTAGTGCAATTTTATCTAAATTCGTATTCATCTTATATTTATGTAAATCCGGAGGATATGTATATAGGCAACGGAGGTTCCCAATCTGTTTCGCCATCTAATTCGCTTGCTACCCGCATGAGTTCAAACACTTGCGGATCCCATTCTGCTAGTACTAGACTCATTCGTACAACCAGTAAAACAGCCGCTACTAAGTCATCATGTTGTCCTTCTTTAGCTTTGAAACTGGTGCCTGCAGCAATGTAAGTTTTTAGTTCGCTGATCAAACCGCGACTGTTTAAAGTCATCTTGTCTTCTTCTATCAAGTATTTGATTTTAGCACAAGTGGATATTTTGTTACCAAATGTAGTATTAAATCCTTTGCGAAATTTTTTAACATGACCTTTACGCATAGGTTCACTTAAGAATACTCCTGGGAATGTTTCTTCGCCAAGATTTTCAATAACAACTAAGGCGCTTTCGCCCACGGTATTATTTTCCACACTCCAATAAATGGAATTAAACGCATCTCCGCCTATTTCATTACTAATGTATATTAATATATCTCTTAGTATTTTAACCTGCTGTTGCACAGGAGTGATATTATGTTGCCATTCGGCTACTTGTATCATTTCAGGCATTTGAAAAACTTCTATGGCGCCATAGTCGCCGCCAGTGCCTAAACTGGGATCCAATGCTATAAGATAAACATGTCCAGGTTCGGGTTTGCGCCACCAGCGTACTTGACCCATTTTGAATTGCGGTTCTCTACCTACAAGTTCTATTAATTTAAGACTATTGATTAATGTTTCGTCAAATACTAGGAATTCGCAACCATACTCACGACGGAAACGTTCTTCGCCAATACGTCCCATCTCAACTCGTTTCCACTCCTCGTCCCGGTCCGGATGCTCGTGCCACTCTGCACGGAATCCATGGAAGCCGTTACGTCCAATGTTATCGTCTTTGGTATTACCGTACTCGTCAAATAAGTCTTGACTTTCTTTCCAGATTATTGCAAATTCGTCTTCATCACTGTTTGGAGTTGACGTAATGATTGCTCGTCCACCCGTTGCCAGGGTTGGTGAAATTGAGGTCCAAAATTCAGTTGCAATATTAGGTTGTACAAACGCAAACTCGTCACAATATAGTAAGGATATGGACATACCGCGACCGGTATTACCAGTAGTAGTAGCTGATACAATTCTTGATCCATTTTCAAATTCAATACTCCCTTTGTTGTAGTTGACCACACCTGCACGTATGTGTTCATCGCATAATTCGTATCCATAACGAATACGTTGCATAATTTCTTGTGAGCCTGTGTACTTGTGTGCGGCTACTAGAATAGTTTGATCTGGGTGAAACATAGCATACCATAGCAAGTATGCTGACGCACAAGTTGTTTTGCCACTTTGACGCGGTAGCATGTTAATGTTAAAACGATAGTCGTGATACGCTTGTAACAATCGTTCCTGATATTCAAAAGGTTCAAACTTAACTTTGCCTTTTACAGGATGCTGAATATGAAAAAAGTTTTTAGAAAAATACAAATATCCGTTTTCAGGATCGGCACATTTTAGCAAGTGGTTGACTTGCTCTTCGGTGAACTTTTCTTTGGTGTGCGCTTTTTTTGTGAGTACCCCATCCAAACTTTTAGCCATTTACTACTCCTTTACTCCATGTTTTCCCTTTGTTCCAAGGAACACGTTTTCCTGATTTATAATCATCTTTAAGAGTATTGCTAAGTTTTGTTTTAGTATCATCTGCCCATTGTTTACCAGTATTAATTTCGGCTAATGCTTGTTTTTGCTCATTGGATATTGTTTTGCCTCGATGAGCATTTCCTATCTTATCTTTTGTTTCTTGTGTATGTTTATACCCAGCACGATTTTTAGAAAGTTTTTCTCTAGTAGTATCGTATACTTTTATTTCCAATGTTCCTTCTTGGAACTTCTTTTTTCGTGTTTCGCTAATTTTTCTTTTGGTTTCTTCGGACATTTTCCTGCCTGTATGCTGTTTGCTAAACGTTTTAGCAAGTTTAGTCCTTAAAATTTCATAAGTTTTAGAATTAACTTTATAGCGTTCTTGTAACTTGTTTTCTACATTTATCATTAACCATAATGCATAGTCCATTTTGTCTCTATCAACTAATACAAACTTTGTTAAAAGCCAATGACATATAAAGTGTTCCCTTGCTGTTAATTCTACTAAATTTTCTCTTGAATCATCACCACCTAAACACTTGGGTATAATGTGATGAGTCTCGCTGTATATATCTAATACACGATCCTGGGCATTTTTAATTATTTGAAAATACCATTGATAATATTTGTTTTCTTTAAACATGTAGTTATTTATGTGTCTTAGTTAAAATACCTTCTAGAAAATTTAATCAAAAAAATAGACCCCGGAGGGTCTATTTGGCACCTTGGACAGGGTGCTAACTGCGACGAAACTTAACCGTTTAATCTTTTGTTTAATGCTAGCATAG